GCGTATAACCAAAAAGACTATAGCGTTTCGCACGAAGACGTGCTACGCGCAGACCAATGAGTTTTGGATCACGCAGATATTCTGTTGCTGTTAAACGTAAGTATGTATTTCCAGTACATCCGCGAAACTCATTCGGTTCACCCTCTCGTGTTCCCAACTTCAACTGCGCTTCATTAAATATTGTTCGTTCAAATCCAGCTTGAATATTAGGAGGAGCAACAATAATCACCTTTTTCCGAGGGTATTCCTCTAAGAAAGCTTCAGCAACAGTTATAGCACTACAGGTTTTACCCACACCCACACCATGGTAGAGTAAAGCAGAGTTATAAGGTGTTTTCGGAGAAAGGAACTGGCCGATAAATCGCTGGACTGGACTGAGTTCAAACTCTTTGTTTGGATCACAGGGATCTGCATCTTCCATATCCATTTGTTCCACCAAACTTCGTTGTTTATTTTCAGCAAACTCCTGTTTTCGCAAGAGTTTTGGAAGAAAAAGAGGATCGTCAATATCAGGATAAAGACCACCTTCGTCCTCTAGTGTTTTTTCATCTTCATGGGGAAATAGTCCACGTTCTTCCATTTCCTTCAGAATACTATCGCGTCTATCCATATCCATTTCTGTTCTCCAATCCTGGAGAAGTTCATCTCGTGTCCGAGCCATTCCTCTCTATCTTCTAGGATGGATGAAAAAGAGGACAGTAGTTCCGAAAGAGATTTGCCACTCGTAGAAGTACCTCACGTTTTTCAATATTTTCATTTCTTATTTTTTCATGTGCTTCCTGTAGAGAAAACCATTGTAAATCACCTATTTCACGTCGCATATGAGGATTCTCTTCATTATATTTAACTTCAACACTAGTGGGAACATAGACCATATAATATTTATGACAATAGTGCACATGATTGGATCCAAAAAAAGTTTCTGTTATGGGTTCCAGATTGTGAATGACCGATACGTCTTGCGATGAAATACCCGTTTCTTCATTCATTTCTCGTAAAGCACAATCTAGATCGGATTCGGAACCATCTCGTCTTCCTTTTGGAAATCCCCATTCAGGAGTTTTCCAATGTGTTGTACATTGATGTACCAAATCTGCAAGTGTAGCTTTGTTGCCGGATACATCTAGAGTTAGACCTTCACGTAGTGCTAAAAGTTTATTTCTTGAGTTTTCTTTTTCTTTTTTATATTGAACATCTGTACTCTCCGTTCCCCACATATCAGCCCATAGTTCATCAAAATCACGATGAATGATTTTCTCTCGTTCAGCATCCGTCATACCCGAAATCTGTTTTTTAATGTATTCAATATCATGAATGGAGTATTTTCCACGGAGTAAATCTACAAATCCCAGACTATCTCGCCTTTGGATGAGAAGGATTTCAAGAGATGAAAAGACTTGTTCAAAGCCTGTTATGGCTTGGGATTGATGACTCAGAGTTTTTTCTTGCGACCACGACGGAGAAGCAACACGAAAGAGAATAGTTCCAAAACTTGTTATAGGATTTTGACATTCTCTATATGTATGACCAGAATAACCACAATTTGAGCAATGTTTTGTATTTTTTTGAAAATGAAACATGGACATAAGGTCCCTTTGCTATGAAGCACGAAACGAACTTTAGATCAAAAACCCGGATAAATCGGAACTTCAAAAAGCATAGATACTCATTAGAAAATGCATCTGCCACCAAGCTCTTGGGGACCTTTTTTTTGGCATACTATGCATATAGTTGCATTAGGCTACCCACAAAAACCCAGTTATAGTCATAAAAAAGCAGCCAAGGAGTTTTATGAATCGCTTCTTATACTTATTCCTTGCCCTGTCTGTAGAGATCACTATGCTGAGTTCATGAAAAATCTTCCTATAACACCTTTCCTGGATCGTAGAGATGATCTATTCAAATGGACTGTTGAGATTCATAATAAAGTAAATGAATCCTTGGGCAAACCAAAAGTATCCGAACTAGATGCTATTGCTTATTACAGTCGTTTGGGTTCCTCGGGGCGATCACCCGTGATGAAGCCCGATGATTTTGCAGAAGCTGATCTTCGTGCTTTATTAAAAGGTATAGCTCTTGGTGTTGCTGGAACTGTCGTTGCAGGAACTGCTCTTTGGTGGCTTGGAAAAGGAGAATAAGATTTGAACTATAAGCAGAATGACGTCTCGGGGTGAAGAGTTAGCAAAAATGCTTGGAGAGTTTAAACCTTCCCGAGTAGCTACAGGCTATTCCTATTCCAATACAGGAGAACCCAGTGCATGGACGGGTATAGCTTTTAATCTATCCATTCTTGCATTTGTTGTTTTTTTACTTCTTGTCATTGTCCATTACACTATAACACCTATTTTTACATTTACAATAGGTCAAAAGGGACTTTTTCCATTGGCAGATACACGGGATGGTCAACTCGTATGGACACAAGGCCCCGTGGTTGCTGATTTGAGCGCAAATGTTCAAAAAATAATGCCTACTGGATTTACCATTCAACAAGACATTTACATTCAGGAAGACAATGCTCCGAGTATTCGTCCCCGAGTCTTTTTCTACAGATCTACAACCCCTATCATCCCTGCTGCAGGAAACACAGATATCTCCACTCAATATCCAAATGCAAATCTTGTTATGTATTTATTAGCGGATACGAATGATCTTGTAGTTTCAGCTATAACACAAAATGAAAATAACTCCTATATTGAATCAGCACCTACGATTTTGAATGTTCCTGTGCGCCAACCCTTCCGTTTGACTGTTGTTCTTCTTCCACAAGTGCTGGAAGTGTATTTGAATGGACAGCTTTTTGGAACAAAAACCTTCCGGTATCCTCCAAGACCAATCGCGAACTTTTTCTTTGGTGCTCCCGATGCTTTCCGATCCAGTGTGAGAACTATGAACTTCCAGTACTGGGATAGAGCTCTATCAGCCATGGAAATCAAGAATGCAGGGCCAGCATTAGCAGATGCGTCCAAGTTTGGAATGATTCAGCCTACAAACCAAGTATGTGCACGATAATCTGAAATAGAATACCAATGTAGAATGTGGGTATACATCCTACTTGGTTTGGTAGCCATCATGATGTTTACTGGTATTTTTATGGGGTCTTCATCAGATTTAAAATCACGAGGACCCTTTGATCTGAAGCAACAACCCAAAGTGGCCGAAGCAACTGCATCACAAATGATTCTAGCAGATTCCAATACTGGAACGATTCGGTTTTTCGTGTATCCACTGGCATTTCAGCGCACTGGAAAAATGGTTTCCTGCAATACGGATACAATACCCAATCCTGGAGAACCCGAATGCTCATCTGGGCGCTATACAATGTGCATGTGCAGTGGAAATGATTGTTCCAAATGTCGTCATGAGGGATATGTCAATATACTCAATATTTCCAATATCATACGGCTGGAACTCTTAACGACTCCAGATGCATCCAGACAGAATGCTGCATCTGTGCAGCTTGTTGTGCGTACATACAATGGGCCTCTTCAAAAAGTCCCTGGTCAAGGACGTTGTCCGAATGGAATGTATGAATACGGAACGGAGAAAGGAGGGTTTTGCTGCCCCAGCAAACCCATAAACAATGGACAAAACTGTCCTCAGGGTCAGGTGTGTGCATTGGATGCTACACAAGCCCAGGGAAATCCAATCTGTCAAACAGATAGTTCAACTGTAGCAAAGAAAATCATGGAAGAAACTCTTGTTCTACCGAATCTGCCGATTCAAAAATGGACTATGGTGACTATTGCACGAGAAGGCAGACGTTTTGATATATACTATAATGACTCTCTAGCATTGTCCAAACGTACACAGAATATGGTAGATATACAATCAGCGTTTGGACCTGTCATTGCTGGTGATCCACTTTTATATGGAAATATAGCAACGATTAAAACTTTCTCAAACAAGTTATCTGCTACGGATGTATCCAGAGAGTATTCAACATTGGCAGATACAAACGGTAAGCCTTACTTGGAGTCAAATCAAGTGAATCTGATGGATTATATGCCAGTTTGTACTGGAGGAACATGTCTTCAAGGTCCAAAAGTGCGTCCATCCTCTCCCCTGATGGACTGGGACACTGATTATGCGTAGTGAGATGAAAAATCTATGTTTCAGCAGAAACAGATGAACTCTCTACGTGAAGCTTTTCCGGCAACTTCTATAACAAGAGGCATTGGAGGTGTTGTACTTGTTATAGTGAGTGCCTTAGCCTTGTATTACCTATATAGATTTTTATATGGTCTGGATCAACTGGAAACAACAGTTATTTATGCTGGAGAAACGATCGCTACAAGTGGAACGGAAGCATCAGAGGCCATTCCAGACAAACCTCTCTCTAAACTTTACGAAGGGGGTGAGTTTAGTATAACCACATGGGTGTATATAACGGCCTACAAGGATGGTGTTGGTAAGAATAAACACATCCTGGAAATCAAGGGAGATAACTTTTCTACTTTGCTCATTGGCCTAGGCGCGACAACCAATAAACTCATGGTTCGTGTCCATACTACAGAGAATCAACTGAAGGCGGAGGATGTAAAGAAGATGTTCACTGAAGTATCAACTTCCGACTCAGGAGTTGATAATGTCATGTGCGATTTACCTGAGATTGAACTTCAGCGTTATGTCTGCTTGGGTGTTGTACTGAATGGTCGCACAGTAGATGTATATTTAGATGGTAAGTTGGCACGTTCTTGCATCTTGCCTACTTTCTACAAAGTGGATCGTGCTCCTAAGGCAAGATTACTTGACTACGGTGGCTTTGATGGTTATTTAAGTGATGCCATCTTCTACAACTATGCTCTCAATCCCGACCAGATCTATCGTATCTATATGGCTGGCCCAACACAAAGTGCAGCGTCTGGGTTCATTGGATGGTTATCCAGCATCTTTAATCTACAAGGAACAGTCTCTTACAAATATCCTCAAGTAGGAGTTCAATATCAAAAAGGTACTCTTTCTTTCTAAAAAACCCAGGATTTCATAGATGTCAGAACCACTCGAATCAACACCTCTTGGAATTTTACTGGGTAGAGGCTTTTTTTCACAAGTGCTTCTTGTGCTGGTGCTGTTAACGGCAGTCTTTATTATTATGATGACATTTGAGTACATTTTGATGAGTTATATGAGTATAGGTAGCCGTGTCAAAGATCTATTACCTTACACTGTTACGGCAGAAGATAAGCAACTCACATTCCGTCAGGATCCTTTCCGGTATAAAGAAGCTGATATTCTTCCTCTCTCAGACAATGAGCGTACAGGCGTAGAGTTTACCTATAGTATGTATCTCTTTATTCACCCATCAACCTTTACAGGAGAGGATACCTTACATCATATCTTGCATAAGGGATATACTACACCTTGGCCTTTGATGGGTCCTGGTCTCTTTGTACGTGGAAACAGCAATACTCTCCGGGTGATCATGAATACTTACAGGAATCCTTACACATACTCCGATGTGGAGAATATTCCTATACGGAAGTGGTTCCATCTTGCCTTGGTTTGCCGCAAAAACAATATGGAAATCTATATCAACGGTAATCTTCGCAAGAAGCTACCGTTTGAAAAGACGCTTCCTTATCAAAACTTCCAGGATCTGATTTTGTTTAGTCCTCTCAAGTTTACGGTGCGCGCCAGTCAAACAGCTGCTGTTGCAAATGCTGAATGCCCTACGGGTGCTGATGATGCTGGTGTTCCTCTCAATGTTCCAGGCCTAGGTGATCAGACTATGCGATTCAGTGGAAGCGTGAGAGGGAATATGAGCAATCTTATTTATTTTGCATATGCCGCGACCTACACAGAGATAAACAGCCTCATGAATAAGGGTGTCAGTTCACGCACATTAACATCTACACAAGATGTTCCTCCTTATTTGATTGATACATACTGGACAACAAGCTATCAACAGCAAGCGTAAAGAAATAGAATCATTCTAAACGTATCAGTTAGAATGACGGGTGGTGGCATGATTATTTTGGTTGCCTATGGCTCCCAAAATGTACTCCTAAGTGGAAATCCCGAAATGACCTATTGGTATAAAGCATTTCGGAGATACAGTCATTTTGCAACAGAATCAGTTTCAACACTTCTAGAAGGACCCAATGAGCTCTTTTATGATCAACCGATTCGTCTGCGAGTAAAAATACAACGTATTGGTGATTTATTATCCGACATGTATTTTACATTCAGAATCCCAGATATATTCAGTAAGTATCAGACACCAGAGCAACGCACATCGCAATATCAATATCAATGGGTTCGTTATTTAGGAGCAGCGATTATCCAAAATGCTGCTTTTTTTGTTGGCGGTCAAAAAATCCAGGAAGTGGATGGAACCTATTTGCTGGCTAGGGCTCTTTTGGATTATGATGTGAACCAGTTTGAAAAATGGAGAGTTCTTGTTGGTGATGTACCTGAAGTTATGGCACCTGCAGAAGGTATTTATGCAGGTGGAACAAACCAGACTGGATATCCAAATGTCTTCCCTGATCCTTCTATTCCATCGGGCGCACAAACCAATCGTCCATCCATTTTTGGTCAAGATATTCATGTTCCTCTTGGCTTCTGGTTTTCTGATGCAACATCCTTGGCTCTTCCACTTGTGGGTCTACAATATCACGATTGTGAAGTGCAACTAACTCTGAACTCTATCCAAAATCTCTATACTGTTTTGGATGCATCAGGATATCGTGTGAATCCTCTCTACCGCATGAATACAACTACATTTGAACTTCAACGAAATATGCCTGATTATGTGCAGACAAATGAACAGCAGACCGAGTGGCGATATTTTGCTACCGATATAGGAGCTTCCGTTCCAGCGCTGAATGGTTGGTTTTTAAATCCAAGAATCCAGTCTACGTATGTCTATTTACCGGATCAGGAACGAAAAGTCTTTGCTACACAACCTCTATCCTATTTAATGACACAAATCACTCCCTATGCTTTCCCAGGTGTCTTTAATCGTCAAATCTTGGATTTATACACACACAATCCCATTACACGCCTTATTTTTATTCAACGAAGGAGTGATTCTTTGGAATACAGAAATGATTTTGCGAACTTTACAAACTGGTGGAACTGGCCGCATCCTCCTTTTGTTCCGACTCCAGGACTCACTCCTCTGAATACAAAAGCCAATAGCAGCGGTATTCTTGTTCCTCAGGGACAAATGGGGATTATACGAGCGTTGCGTGTACTTGCAGATGGCAATGAAATCCAGGAAGAAAAACCTGTGGAATATTTCACCAAGATTGTCCCCTGGAAAACATTGAGTGGGCGGCCTCTTCCAGGGATTCCAGTGTATAACTTTGCTCTTCATTCACCCACAACACAACCATCTGGATCCATCAATGCCAGTCATATTAAAAACTTTCAGGTTGAACTGGATTTCTGGCCTTTACCTGTGGAGACAAACTATGTCTACAACCTTACAATCTATGTTGAAAATCTAAACTTTTTTGTTGTGGAAGGAGGTATGGGTGGTCTGAAATATGCGTTGTAATGATACTCCCGGAAAAAACCAGATTCTGATTAGATGTCTGGCATAGTTTCCTCCATATCAAATGCGATTGAGTCTGCGACGTACAATCCAGAATATGCGAAAAAGAAAGAAGAGGAACAGAAAAAGATAAAAGCAGCAGTAGATCTTTACAAAAAGGATTTGGAAGGATACAGAAAAGAACTAGATGCACCGATAAAGCTTCCTGGTTCAGGCCCAGGCCCTGCACCACGAACCGACTACTACGTAAAGACACTCTCGGATCTTCTTGCTTCTGAAAAGAAATATGTGGATGGAGAACCTGGGAGTGTTGAGGAAGTAGAACAACGACAACAGGAGACAAAGGACAAAATGGAAGATATTCGGAAAGCCAATCAGGCTGTTGTTATGATTGGCTGGCTGGGTAGTTTACCTGATCTTGTTAGAAAAGATATTGAAACAAAAGGAGGGAAGCTTTCAAAACAAGATCTAGATCGTTTCAATGAGGTGAAGACTAAATCTCAAACATTTTTAAAGACAGTCTTAGAACAAAAACCTAGAGATGTTATTGAAAAGCAAAAAGAAATAGAGGATATATGGGCAAACAAAGTAAAAACAAATGTACCCATTGTAAAATCTGAAGAAGAAATGAAAAAACTGGAAAAAAAGACTCAAGATGCTGAAAAAGCAGAAGCCTCTGTTTTTAGTCTGAGACGTATGATCTGGACCATTGTCGGTTCAGCATTGAATACCGTTATGATATTATTTCTTGTTATGTTATTCATGGTTGGAGGTATGTTAGCATCTAATGCAGCGATAGGACGTACTTATCCTTATAGGATTTTGTATTTCTTCTATGGTGGATTATTTTCACCCTTTGTTATTTTGTATTACCTCTATCAATGGCTCTTTGGTACATCACTGAAAATCTATACATTACTGCCTATTTTCACACAAGTCTCTGACACATCACTTGGAAGGTTTCTCTTTTTTCCCTTTACTTACACTCCTGATCAAAACGAAGAAACACAACGAATGAACTATTTGAAGGAGGCAGCAACGATTGTGAAGAAATCAGTGGAAGATATTGTTGCATCAGCTCCACCTCCAGATGCTCCAACCATTTATGATAAAATAAGAGCAGCAGCGACTGGAAAATCCCAGCTGGATACTGTAGTCCAAGGGCTGGAAAAGCTCCAGTTGGGATCTCCAAAACAGCTGGAAACTGTACTCCAGGGACTGGAAGGGCTCCAGTTGGGAGGACCTCAAAAACTGGAAGCTATCATCCAGCAAATGAAAAAACTGGAACTTCCTAAACCCTCAGCCCCACCCCCTAACATAGATTGAATCTAAACCTTAGCAACGAATCTAGAGAAGAATGAGTGCTGAAGAAAAAAACTTTCCCCTGGTTGCTGTAGTATCACCAACCTATAATCGTCGTCGTTTTGTTCCTTATCTCATTGAATGCTATAAGAATCAAGACTATAAGAAAAACAGAATGCACTGGATCATTCTTGATGATGGTCAAGACAAAGTCAAAGATCTTTTGGATGAAGCTGCCAAAACGATTCCTAATGTGCATTATATCGCACTTGATGAGAAACTTACCATTGGAGCAAAGAGAAATCTGCTGAATAAGAAAGCACTGGAACTCAAATGTCAAATCATAGTTGCGATGGATGATGATGATTATTATCCACCTATGCGAGTTTCTGCCGCAGTTTCTGCTTTTAAGAAGAATCCAAAGTTTGAACTGGCAGGTGCATCGGAGATTTTTATGTATTACTCAGACATTCAAACGATTTATAAACTTGGACCTTACAATGCCAATCATGCAACAAATGGGACCATGGCATGGAGAGCATCCTATGCAGAAACACATTTCTATGATGAAACTGTGACTCACTCAGAAGAGCGATCCTTTCTAGATGATTATACACATCCTATGA